ATTATCAAGAGAGCGATTCCCATTATTATTAACAGCATTTTATCCAACCGGGATAGGAGTAGAAGTTGGCGTACAACGCGGGGATCATGCCGTACATATTCTGTCTCACTGGCCCGGACATCTCTATCTTGTCGATCCGTGGAAACATTATGATGACGGTAACTATGTCGATGATGCAAATTGTTCGGATGCCGACCATGAACTTCATCGGCAGGCATGCTTATCACAAATAGCCGGATTCGGGGGACGGGCTATTGTCTTGCGTAAGTTCTCGACCGATGCAGCTGAGTTGTTTGATGATGAGTCGCTGGATTTCGTCTACTTAGATGCAAACCATGACTATAAATCCGTATGTGAAGATATACGGGCGTGGTATCCAAAGATTAGGGTTGGCGGATTGATGTCAGGACACGATTATACGGAGGACAATGGAGGGTGCTTCGGAGTAGAACCGGCAATAAATGAATTCGTAATGGAGCATGAAATTGGGGATTTATTTGTCGCAACCGAGGAATGGCCGACGTGGTATTTCTTCAAGGGGGATGAATGAAAACGGCTTTGGTGACGGTGAATATCGATGACATCTTGAGACAAAATCAGCGAGACAGTTTTCGTCATGCGGCCGATAGATGGGGAGCTGAATATGTCGAAATCACAGAGTTATCAGGAGGGATGCACAAATTTGGAATGAAACTCCTGGCCTTTGATTTGTGTGATGCCGATAGGATTTTCTACATCGACGGGTCGGATGCAATTATCTCGATTGATTGCCCGAATCCGTTTGAGATGTTTTCGGAAGATGCTTTTGTCGCTGTCAGAAACCAGCAACCGCATATGCCGGGAGTCAGTTGGCGAGCCTGCGAAGATACCTACAAGCAAGACCTTATAATCCTTGGAAAACGATACGGATGGGTGCCGGGTGACCCGACGAAGTTTATCAATTCTGGCATGTGGGTAGCATCCAGGAAGCACCATAAAGAGATGCTCGAAAAGGTTGCCAGCTTGGCAATCAACCATTACGGTGTTACGGCGTGGTGCGATCAAAGCGAACTGAATTATGTTCTATTCCAATCTGGAGTCCCGGTGTGGACTGCTCCCGATACCTGGAACTACCAATTCCCGCCCGATACGGAAGACCGGCCTATGGCTGCGTATATCTACCATTACACGGGAGGAGAGCATCGGGATCGGCTGAATGACATCGGCTGGAAAAAGTCTACTAAGCGCTTCAAGCGGACCGAACAAAAACCTAAACTTCTATGGATCGGAGATGCTGTCTATGATACCGGCTTCGCACGTGTGACGCACAACGTCTGTGACTACTTGAACCAGTATTGGGATGTTCATGTCTTGGGGATCAATTACATGGGTGGACCCCATGAATATGAGTATCCAATTTACGCCGCTAGAACGAAAGGGGATTTGTGGGGGTTAAACTGGTTTACTGAACTCCTAGAAACCATTCATCCACAAGCAATCTGTTTAATTCAAGATCCGTGGATAGTAGTTCGATTTGCGAATGAATTCAATCGGGGCAATATTCCGATGGCGGCTTATATACCGGTAGATGCGAAGAACCAATCAGGTGGAGTATGCCAAGCGCTGAATAAATTAGATCTAGCCATCTTCTATACGCATTTTGGTGAAATTCAATGTCGGCTGGCCGGATTCCATGGAGTGTCGACGGTGATCCCTCACGGAGTGAATTTGGATCTCTATAAACCGATTGAAAAAGAGATAGCTAGGGATAGACTATATCTGGACGCTCTTGGAGATGTATTTATTGTCGGCAATGTCAACCGAAACCAGCCACGGAAACGACTTGATTTGACAATTCAGTATTTCGCCGAATGGCTGAGAAGAGATACTGGATGCATACATCGGATCATGGATGCTTATCTGTATTTGCATTGTGCTCAAAATGACACCACGGGCGGCGGGAATCTCGCTCAATTAGCGCATTACTACGGGATTGCGGACCGACTAATCATTCCGAGCGAAGAGGTGGTTACTGCGCATAAAGGATTGCCGGAAACTGAGATGGTTCATGTCTACAATTCATTCGACGTACAGATATCAACAACGTTAGGTGAGGGCTGGGGGTTGACGCAGATGGAGGGCGCTGCCTGCGGTATCCCACAGATAGTGCCGATGTACTCAGGTTTAGCTGAGTGGATGGCTGGGGCAGGATGTATGATTCCCTGCGGAAGTTCGCAGATGAATATTGGAATAAATACCATCGGAGGCGTGGTTGATAAAAATCTGTTTATTGCCGCGTTGGATCGGATGTATCATGACCGTGAATATCGCGCAGAGTATGGGAAAAAAGCATTAGAGCGGGCGGGAAATCCGGCATATAGGTGGAGTACAATAGGAGAGACGTTTAACCGAGTCTTAGAGGGAATGGTGGAGGCTAAATATGGGACGACCGAGAAAAGAAACGACGGATCAGATAATTAAGGAGCAACCAATCGTGATTCTAGGGGAGGCCATAGAAGCGGTTCCGTTTGAGGCTCCGATTGTCAAGCCGGTGTGCGGTATCGGAGGTTGCGAGACGTGGTATGATGATCCGGAAGTCATGCGAAAGCATCGAATCAGACAACACGGGGTAAGAGAATGACTGTAAGCACATATGCGTTGATTACACTCGCAGAAGCGAAGGTATTTCCAGGGTTGTCGGCGGTCCCTGCTTCCGATGACGCGATCCTCGAGGGGTTGATTGATGCGGCTGCAGCCGACTTCGAGGACTACTGGGATAATTACGGAGTAAGAAGATCGGTGACGGAGAAAGTCACCTGGCATGATATCAAACTCCGAAGCAGGGATTTGTCTGCTGTCTACTTATCGCGGTATCCCATCTCTTCGGTCGAATCTATTACCGATCCTGCCTCGAATACCATCGCAGCAACCGAATACTGGATTGACTCCGAGCGAGGAATTCTGAGAACAACCGGAACTTGGAAGCTGCCTCAAGACTCGAATGGTTTCGTGACCTATTGGACGATTGTCTATACGGCAGGGAGGGTGGCGGCTACGGCCAATATTCCAGCCAACATTAAAGCCGCCTGTAAGGCTTGGGTGGCGGATCTCTACAAACGACCGGATCGGGATGTGATCAGCAAGTCGGTGGGTGATTTATCGCTTGGGTATCGTTCCTCTGAAGTTACCGGCGGGTTGCCCGAGTATATCCAGCATAAAATTGCGGTGTGGAAAAAGCGCGAGGTGTGATGGACCTGGAACTATTGTCGATGATGCCTCATTTGATTGGAATCCAACCGTATCTCTCAAGGGATGCGTGGGGCAAGAAGACGTTCGGGGCTATCGTACTCTTTCAGGGACGGGTTGAGAGTAAGCGTCGGAAGATAATAGGGGCTGATGGGGAGGAAGTGATTTCCGAGACGACGATTTATCTGGCGACGGTAAGCGGAATCGGGATGCAGGATAGAGTAACGCTGCCATCGGGATACCTACCGCCGAATCCTCTTATTTTGGCGATTAGAAGGCAAGATAATGAATACGGAATACATCACACGGTGATCTATGTCTGATGCACTCAAGCTGAAAGTGGAAATGCCGAATTTGAAACAGATTATCATGCAACTGGGACAGTTGAATCAGCATCAGCTTCAAGCCCTCGGTACATCGTTATTCCAGGAGTATGAGTTGGTAATGACGGCATCGAAACAGCAGGTTCCGGTTGATTTAGGTACGTTAAGAAGTTCGGCGCATGTGCAATTACCGAAGTTCTCAAATGAGTATGTGGAAGTCGAAGGAGGATATGGCGGTCCGGCGGGGGCTGGAAATCAAGGAGAGACGAATGATGAGGCAGTAGGATATGCGGTATATCAGCATGAAAATCTGGAGTATAAACATACCGAAGGCCAGAAAGCTAAGTATCTGGAAGATCCGTTGATGGAAGCGATTCCGACTATTCAGAATAGCGCAATCAATGCCTTGACCAAGGCAACGAAGGAGACGATGGGTGCCTAATTACTCTGCGGCGAATGATATCAGGGCATATTTGGTGAATCTGGGCTACTCGGATGTCTACGTTAATGCCATGCCGGATTCTCCGGATGTTGCAATTTGCTGCTACGATTACTCAGGTGCTAGAGATGAAATGGCGATGGGATCGAAAAACGTGCAGTGGAATTATCCGCGAGTTCAAATCGTTGTAAGAGATACAGACAATGAAGCATGCTATAATCGCAGCTATGCGATTTATAAAGAACTAAGCGGAGCGATTGATGTGACGAGCAACAATACATACAAATTAATCACGGCATTGCAGTTACCGTTTCTTCTGGGGGCGGCTGACGAATCGGGCCGCTATCGGTATGTATGCAATTATAGTTTGGTGAGGGATGCCGTATGATGGATTTATTCATCAAATACGCATACCGCTTTTTTGCTGAGTGGCAAGATACTATTGAAACAATGCCGAAAGGGCCGGATAGAACCTGTCATGAACAAACATTGAGGCTTGCAAAGGGGATCATAAAAGCAGTTAGGATGTGGCGCGAAGAAACAAGTTATTGAAGCACGGGAAACCTACCACAGACAACATCTGCCAAGCTCGCCATCAGCCACCTTGGTCTAACACAAACGAGGTGCAGTGATGGCAAAATTCGGACCTTTTACAAATGGTTACTTGACGGTTAACGGAGTAAACCTGTCGGATCATGTCAAATCCTTGACGGTTCAACAGGGCGCGAACCTGGGTGACGAATCAGCTATGGGCGATACGACCCAAGTAAATCGAGCTGGAGTTCTAACATGGTCTATTAGCGCAACGTTCATTCAGGACTTTGCGGCTCTTAGCGTAGATGCGACGTTGAGTCCGTTGATTGGAGCTGCGGCTTTTCCTATTGCTTGCCGACCGCTGAATGCAGCTCAGTCAGCGACTAATCCTACCTGGAGCGGATCGGCGGTATTGCAGGATTATCAGCCGATTGCAGGAAGTCATGGGGATGTGCCGATGATTGCAGCGGCGACGTTTGTCTCTGCCGGGACGTTGACTAGAACTGCCAGCTAAGCAATAACCAACTCGGGGCGGGACTGACACCCGCCCCCACTTCGAGGAACTTATGACTGACACAAAGAAACTCTCTCAGATCAAAAATGCAGTGTACATGGACGGCGTGGACCCGAAATGGGAATTAAATGCGGATGAGATTTGTTTTCCGCTTCAGCTCGATCAAGGTGGGCTTCAGGTCATCGCGTATTTCCATGTTGATGCCCAATACCGAGCAACTGAATTGCGGACCTTCCTGGATGATCTGACTTTCCGGTATAGAGATTCTGATTCCGGCGATAGGGATATTGAGTTCGGAGACGAGACGGCAGCTAAGGATTTTGTTCGCAAGCACTTCCGATCTATCTCGGGGGTTGACGGGAATCCAACCAGAGAGCAGTGTGTGGCATGGTTGGATGAAAATCCCAACGTCTTATCTCTTATCTGGAGTCAGGGATATTCGAGAATCATTCCGGATGATTCCGACGAGATGGGTGGCAAGCTGGTAATCGGATCGTTTCAAAGCCAATCCGTCAAGCACCGGCGTATTCTTTATAGTCCTCAGACACAATCCGTTCATCCTATCCAGATTAAGCACGTACTGAAACGAGAAACAGAAGCGGATCGCATTACCCATAGAAAAGCTATGCGGCAAACCGAGAAAGGGAAAGTCTCGTTTTTCCGGTTTAACTGGGATGTGATTTCCGGATTATATGATAGATTGATCCAGGGAGTAGAAGGTGTCGTAGTCGACGGAAAACCAGCATCCGTTGAAGATATCATTCGGTTGATGCCGCTGCCGGACAAGGTAGCAGTGATTGGGAAAATATTTGCAAGGACAGCCGTAAAAAACGGATAATCGCGGGTCGATTGCAGGAGGCGCTTAAAGCGCAATCAGAATGGAGGCAGCATGCAGTCTGTCCGCGAGAAGATAGCTTTGATGATGTTTATCAGGTCCTTGGGGATGCAATGCAAATACAGGCAATCATGGAAGCAAACCCCCAAAAGACGCACTGCCGTTTTTTGCAGCGATGTCCGGTAGCCTGCCTGGAGTTTCCTGAAGTTCTCGGAATCGGTGACACCGCTTCCGTTGAGGGTCAGTCCTGCCCGAACAATCCATATATAAAATATGCCGGCGAGTATCAACAGTGGCAGTCGGAGTCTTCCTTATTAGAGGATGCGTCCTATTATGGCGACTTAGCTGACATCCATTTACTTCCAGGATTAGACCAGCTGACACCGGATGAATTCTTGTTGGCGAGAATCATGAGACAGCACCGCAAAGCGGAAGAAATGCGAGCGCTGATTCTAGCTGTGACCGCTCCGTTTAGGGGGTCAAAATGAGTGTTGGTGGTATTGGTACCGAACTGATTTTTCGATTGAGAGCCGATTCATCGCAAGGTAAAGCAGCGATTGAAAACATGACATCGGCCTTGAAACGGATGGGTCTTGAGACCGATAAGACCGGCGCTAAAACCGAAGCCCTCGGACAAAAAGTCTCTCTAATTGATTTCTCCGGTCTGGCCATGAAAGCCAAGATAGCTGCTGCGGCTGTGCCGGTTGCCTTGGGTGCTATAGGAATTGCTGCAATTAAGATGGCAATGGATGCCGTTGAATCAGAAAATCTATTTGCCGTATCAATGGGTCGGATGGCGGATGAAGCCGATGCCTGGAGTAAGGATCTATCGAAGTCTTTAGGATTGAATCAATTCGAAATCCGAAAACAGGTAGCCATGCTTAATACGATGTTTGTGAGTATGAGCCTAGGCGTACCGAAAGCCTACGATCTATCGAAAGGATTGACGCAACTAGCCTATGATATGGCATCGTTTTATAACCTGGACCCGACCGAAGCATTTGATAAACTCCGTTCAGGTATTACCGGGGAAGCGGAGCCTCTAAAACGGCTTGGAATTTTGGTTAATGAACAGACTATTAAAACCTACGCTTATCAGCATGGAATTGCCCAACTTGGAGAAGAATTGACTGAGCAGGAAAAAGTGCTGGCACGCTACGGAAGCATCATGGAACAGACGGCCATGGCGCAAGGTGATCTGGCAAGAACGATTACTTCCCCGGCAAATGCTTTGCGGGTATTGAAAGCTCGTTCTGAAGAACTGATGACCACGCTGGGAACGGCATTTCTGCCTCTGCTGTCGACGGCTGCAAGTGCGTTGGGTGAAATCCTTAAGATCGTCAATTTGAATGGCGATGCCATGCACACGCTGGCCCTGGCAATTACGGCTCCGGTGAATGCCTATCTTGAGTACTGTTCGGGGATGCAGCAGGCCATCATCAAAAGCAACCAGTTCGTTCAGACCATTCTTGAGATGGCACTGGTCATGGACATGATGGCATCAAAGATCAATCCCTTGTACGTCTCGCAAGCAAGATTCTTAAACTATCTGCTGGTATCGGTTAAGACGGCAGAGAAAGAACATAGAGAGGTGATGCTGGGAATTCTCAGGACCCAGCTTACATTGGCTCAATCGGTGGCTCAGGTTGGAAAGCAAAGCAACTACCTGATGAAAACGATACTGGATCTTCAACAAGTCGGAGGCGGGGGAGTTTTCGAGCCGATGGTGGAGGATATAAAAGAGAGTCGACAACAAACAGAAGCCGAAATCACAAAGATCAAGCAGGCCATCGAAAAGGCCAACAGGATCGGCGAGTCATGGAATCTGGATTGGGCGAAGAAAGGTCAAGAGGAGATTGACCGATTACAAAAGGAAACGGATGATCTGATTGCTTCGTTTGAAAAGGCTCTTCGTCCTGCCGATGCCTTGGAAATGCAATTGCAAACGCTGCTCGAGCACGGATTCAGTAAAGCGCAGATCGTGGCGACGTGGGGCGAGCAAATTCGGACGGTTGGGAACGAGCATGAACGACTGAATAAAGAATTGCCTCTTTCTATCACGATTATGCGTGCATTGGCAGCAGAGGCAAAAATTTTGGGCACAAAGCCTCCTCAGATTTATGACCCTAAATGGATAAAGGACTTTATACGAGACTTTCCTGAAATTGATAAGCAAGTGAAAGATCTAAATAAGAAAACCAAGAAATCTGCCGAAGACTGGGGTACTGTGTGGACGAATCAGATTTCGACCGTTTTCACCGATATGTCGAAGGGGATCGCGGATGCGATTGTAGATTGGAAGGGATTCGGTAAGACACTCCTAGCCACAACTAAGGAATTTGCGAAGGGCATGATTCGGACCATGATTGAGCAGCTACTGGACCCCATGAAGGGGGTATTCTCGCAGATCGGCAAGGGATTGGCTGGCATATTCAAAGGCCAAGGGCTATCCGGATTCGGTGGACTATCATCGGTACGGTCGTTGTTTGGCGGAGCCTCAATTCCAGCGGCTGGTGGCGCACAGGCGTCCGGGTCCTGGATCACATCCGCTAATGCTATCGCTGCCCTGGCGACGGCAGCAACCGCTAGTATTGTGGCTGTTGTAAAACTCACGAAGAGCGAATTCGATAAAATGCGCTCGGAGTTCGCTAGGGATTTCGGCGAGATTTGGATTCCCGAGCGAAAGTTCAAGCAGTTTTTTCAAACGGCCACATCAAAGCGGGGCCCGCTGAGTCAGGCACAGATGGAACCGATACGCAAAGACCTTATGGCGTCTCCGCAGTTCCTGGTCGACATTGCGCTACCAATCGCGCAGGCACAAGGGCAATTGAAAGCATTCCTAGAAAGCCTTGAGCAGGTGAAGACGAGCTGGGGAACATTCAATTTTCGCGAAGCATTCGAATTCGGGATGGAGACCGGGAATTGGGAACGGCTAAACGAGGCGTATCGCGATGCGTTCGAGCATTCGTTGGCGCTCAAAGATGTAATTAGCGACTTGAAACAGTTGTTCGCTGACACGCCGCCCTTCATTAAACAGGTCACAACCGGATTGGATTTATTGACGGCGGCCAATAAACGGTATTTGGTGCTCGCCAAGGATATCGAGAGGAGTCTAGCTGCTGGCGAGGAAACATACCGAACGGTGCCGGACTACTCACGCCCGAAAACGTTCGCCCCCGGGTACTACGATGATATGGGGAATTGGCATCAGGGAGAAGCGATTGACTGGTATAATACGCTATCTGACGAACACCAACATTATCTCGATAAATTAAAGGAACTGAGGACAATGTTGGAGCAGACGGGTCAATCTGTACGGGATTTTACTGCTACGGGGAAGTCGGGTCAGGAAACAACGATCGCATTTGCTGAGGCAATCCGTCAGGCAGCGCAGATCGCAAGCGCCCTGGGTGCGGCCCTGCCAGCTAGTATTACGCCAGAAATGGTCCGCCTAGCCGAAGCTATGGGTAAGGCGAGTGGCGACTCTACCCGTTATCTTAAAAGCTGGATCGACCTGAAAAACGGCGCGAAACAACTATCCGATGAGATCTACACGCTAGGCACCGCACTATGGGATGAGATGGGCCCGGCGATGGCGCAGCAGAAGGGGTGGAAACTGATTAAAGCCGATGTTATTTCGACCGCGTCGGCCTATCGTGAACTGGGGCTGACGCTTCCGCCGCTCATTCAACAAACGGTTGACTGGGCTATTGCGACAGGGCGGTTGACGGATACGCTCCAGGAGGTTAATTCCCAAGGCCTTGTTAATAGTTGGAATGCTCTGAAGCAGGCCGGTTGGGATCTAAATGCACAAATCATTGAGCTGCATAAATCGCTGGTAGCTGAGGTGGGTTGGGAGCGAGCTAATAAGATCACGTTAGATATGTCGATTGCCAGTGTAGTCGAGCTGGCAACGCAATACCGGGAATACGGCATGATTCTTCCCCCTGTTATACAAAACACATTGGATTACGCTAAATCCCTGGGAATAATCAATGATGCGTTGGAGTTCGTCGGGGAAACCATTGATACGGTAGTAGAGAAACCGCTGCTTCTGCAACAATGGGATGATTTGCGGAATGCCGGGTCAGATCTATCGCAACAAGCATATGAATTGGGATTAGCGCTACAGGCGGCATTTCCAACCGACAACCTTACGGCACAGAAGGTGCAATGGGAGCTGGTAGGTTCTGCCGTGCAGACCTTGTATGAACAGTATACGCGGCTGGGATTTAAAATTCCGAGCCTAATCCAATCGATCTACGATTTCGGTGTGGCGCAGGGATACGTAAGACAAGAAGTCGAAGAAGTGGCCGAGGAGGTAATCCCGCGAGCCATCCAGCAGTGGAGGGACTACGGGAAGATGGGAGCTGACCTTGAAAGTCAGTTGCGCGGGTTACAGGATGAGATCGGGCAGACCAGATCTCCTACGGATACGATCCGGATGAGTTGGGCGATGCTGGGAGATGAGATTGAAGAGTTCCTGGCCATTGCGCGGGAATACTATGTTCAGGTCCCAGCGTTCATTCAGCAGACCCGTGACTGGATCATCGCCAATGGAGCGCTGGGGGAATCGTACGATTCGATCCGTGCGATTAGCGACAGGCGGATATCTGCCGCTGAACTAAACTCTGAAATCGCGGCGCTTCAGTCATATCTAGTTAACAGCGGCGTCGAGAGCCAAACGGTCATGCGGAGGACGTGGGCTGAGTTAGGCGATGAAATCCTCCAGACCATCGATACGGCGAGGATATTCGGGGATGCAATTCCGCCCATTGTCCAGGGACTTTATAGCTGGATAATTGCCAACGGCGAGCTGGCTGCATCTGTCGATGCTGCGGCTCCGCTGGATGTTATCCGACAATGGCGCGGTATGGGCGATATCGGCAACACCCTGGCAGCGCAGATTACGGCGCTCAACAATACCGTGCTACGTAGCAACGATCCTATGCAGACTATGAGAGTTGTTTGGTCGTTACTGGGAGACGATATAGAAGCGTTTATTGAGAATGCCCGGCGGTATGGATTCGCAATTCCCGAGGTGGTAGCGGGGACGTATGCGTGGATCAGAGCTAATGGGGAGCTGGCGGATTCGTATGCGAGCATTCAATCGTGGCGCGATGTGCAAAAGCTGGGTGGGGATCTGGCAATCGAATGGTTGCAATTGCAAAGCGAGTTGGTAAAGACGAAATCATCCCAAGATGCAATGCGGATCGGTTGGGATCTCCTGGGAGATCGAATCACGTCGATAATTGAGCAGTATACGAAATATGGTTTGGTGATTCCTGACATTATTCAGAGCACATACGACTGGATACAGGCCAACGGTGCGCTACAGGGGTCTCTGGATGAATCCTCATCGGAGGCATTCAAGGCCAGGAAAGAACTGTACCAACTGGCAACTGCATACCTGCAAACTGGTGAAGTCAGCGAACGATTAGCTGAGATGATTCAGCAATATGGTGGACAATCGACCTGGAATCAATTCATGGGCGCAGCGATGGCAGGGTTGCCGATTGATCAGATTATCGAGACTTTGGCAAACTGGATACCGAGTCGGGTTCCCTCCTATGATGTGGGAACGGATTATGTTCCTCGTAATACGCTGGCTATGGTGCATAAGGGGGAGCAGATCATTCCGGCAGGACAAAGAGGAGAACAGACAATCGTCGTGACGTTTAACGGACCAGTATACGGATTTGATGACTTTGAGCGAAAGGTTTCAGACGCAGTGACGTTTGCCTATCGGCGTGGCGGGTTAAGATACTTAGGGACAAACTAATGGCGGTCGCGACCTATCATGTGTACGTAGATTGGAATAACGACGGAGATTTCTCCGATTCCTACGAAGATATTACTTCCTATGTACTCGAGATGTCGTGGGAATTGGGGAGAGATTATGCGTCTCAATTGATAGGGCGATCAGTAGCCGGGTCGATAAATATCCGAGTGAGAAATCCATCCGGCCTATTTAATTCCTACAATACGTCCAGCCCGTTATACGGCATGCTGTTGCCGGGTCGGTTAATGCGGATCACGGCGACCTATGGAGTTACGACTGTAACGATGTGTCAGGGGTATTTAGATTCCATTACTCCATCAATCGGGTTAGTTGGAATTCATACAGCAGAGCTGAGAGGGATAGGACCACTGGGGTATATCTCGCAAAAGAAAATCCACGTTGAGATGAAGACCAACATTCTGACCGGTGCCGCTATCACGGAGATACTGGATCGGGCTGGTTGGCCGGTAGGATTAAGATCGCTGGATGCCGGCAAAACGACGATGGCGAGATGGTGGACAGGAAATGTTTCTGCATTTGATGCACTAAGAGACGTGGAGGAAACAGACTCGGGGTTCATTCGTGAAACCAGAGACGGAAAGATAGCATTCGAGGATCGTCATCATAGATTGATTACTCCTCATACTGTATCACAGGCGACATATACTGACGATCCGACCGGCGCGATTCGATATAAACCACCGCAACAGATCGATCCGCTCAGACAGGTGTACAATATATTTGAGGTGTCAGTGCGGAAATTTGAGGTTGGCCTATTGTCAATCCTGTGGACGCTTTCTGAAACTGGATCGGATTCTCCATATATTGCGCAGGGACAGACCAAGACGTTTCGGGCAACATATCCGAGTGGAAGCGCAATCGGCGTTGGAGTAGCAGAGTGGACCACTCTGGTATCGGTGACGGATTACACGGCTAATGCTCAGGCAGATGGGTTGGGTGCTGATCTAACCTCGCAGATTTCAGTAGTATTGACAAAGCGCGATCAGGTAATGGATATCGCGTTGACTAATAACGCGAGTGTGACGGCATATATCACGAAACTGCAAGCCAGGGGTACGCCCGTAGAAGAACTGGACCCAGTGATTATCACGAAATCGGATTCGGCATCTATTACAGCCTATGGTGAGAGGACGTATCCAGGTCCCGGTAAATTCATTTCCGACAGTTTGGAGGCTGAGCAGTATTGCGGATTTCAGTTATCAATCTACAAGTCCCCTATACCTGTTTTGGCAATGCACATATCAGCTAATCGAGATGCGAATTTGATGGCTGAGGTTCTGGCTCGTGAGGTTAGCGATCGAATCACGGTAGTTGCGACAGGGGATACGGATTTGGGGTTAAATGGTGATTTTTTCGTCGAGCGGATGACTCACACTGTATCGGGCGGAGGGACATCGCATACGGTGGATATGGAACTATCTCCGGTTGTTGCCGGATACGGAAGCGGGTTTTGGATAATGGGTACTAGTACAATAGGTATTGATACAAAGTTGGCTTACTAAGGGATAAAACATGCCATGGAATGGGGACCTGGAATTATCGACGGGCCACATCGTAACCGAAGCTGAGTGGAATGGCCAG